GTCTTATTGCGGCTGCCTGTGGCGCGATTTTGGGCGCGCTTGGCCGCTGATATTTTGGCCTGAAGGAGGGAGATATTTATGGAAGATACTGTTGGGCTGGTCACGTTCTGCGTCTTGAGTGCGGGTTTTCTCGTCCTGTGTTTTGCGATTTTTTTTGGGGCGCGCGACGTTAAATGTGAACTAGAGTTGTTGGATTGGCGGTCGTCGCATGCGCGTAGGCGCATTGAAGAAGTGGACGATATTGCGTGGCGGGCGCTGGCCGTGGTGCGCGGTCTGGAAAAGCGCGTCAAGGAACTGGAAGCTGAGGTTGCTGACCATCGTGCGTTCCTTAATTTCATTGAGGATTATACGATTGAGGCAGATGCGACAGGCATCCAAGAGGTGCCGTCTGGTTGTGACTGCTGCAACCCAGAACTAGACTAACAAGGGGTGATGCGTGTGGCTAATCCTAACAAACGCAAAGGCACATCATGGGAAACAGACGTGCGAAACTACCTACGCGGTAAGGGCTGTGACGTTGAAGCGCTCAGACAACTAGGGTCCTTGGATGAGGGCGACATGGTTGTTCGTAGCGTTGACGGCGTGCGGTTCGTGATCGAAGCTAAGAACACAAAGCGGCTGGAAATCCCACGCTACCTGAATGAGGCTACGACAGAGTGCGCCTTGTATGCGTCTAATCGCGGTTTGGAGAATAGTGATGTGTTTCCTATTGCGGTGGTTAAGGCGCGTGGTAAGGGCGTTGAGGAAGGCTGGGTTGTTTTCCGGTTGGAGGATTTCGCTGAGTTGCTTAACCGGAAGTAGCATGGTACGCTATTGTTATTGCCGCCTGTGGCGGTAAAACTTGGCGGTAAAACAAAGAGGGGCGGTGACACGCTATGTCAAACAATAAGACTGTGAAGCATAAGGACTTGTTAGAGTTTTGTTTCAGGCATTATGGGTTTGACACGGCGCGTCGCCGCTTCCTTATGCCTTGCCCGTTCCATGCTGATAGTCAGTCGTCTTTGAGTGTAGACTTGGAGAAGGGCGTGTGGAAGTGTTTCGGTTGTGGTGAGCAGGGTGCCGGGTGGCGGTTTATTGAGCTTATGGAAGGTTGTGATTGGAAAGATGCTAGATTTGTTGCGTCCGATTGGGGATACGGTGTTGACGGAAAACGCGGCGCGCATGAAGGCGTACAGCGGCCCGGCTGGGAAAGCAGCGGCAATAGAGTATTTGGGGACTCGGGGTATCCCGGAAAGCGTGGTGGACGGTCTGGAAGTCGGCCTGGTTGGTGAACCGCTACCCGGGGATGAGAGGTTTGAGGGCTGGCTGGCTATCCCTTATTTTAATTGTGCTGGGAATGTTGTTGGTATGCGGTTCCGTAACTTGCGGCCTGATGCTGATCCACGGTATTCTATGCGTGGTGGGGATCATACGACGTTGTTTAACCTCAGGGCCACTCAGGGGTTTGGTGACATGCATGTGTGTGAGGGTGAGATTGATACGATGAGTCTCGTTGCTTGTGGCCTTAACGCTGTTGGGGTTCCGGGTGTGAATAATTGGAAGCAGCGTTATGCTGGCTTGTTTGATGGTTGCCGCGTGTATGTGTGGGGTGACGGGGATACTGCTGGGGACGGGTTGTTTGAGTCTGTTTCTGAGAATATTATTGATTGTGTGCGCGTTCCGGTCCCACGGGGGATGGATGTTAATAGCGTGTTGGTTGAGAAGGGCAGGAAGTTTCTGCTTGGTCTCGTTCATGGTGGAAAGGAATAAGAATTATGAAGAGTGTTGCAGGGGTAGAGCATGGTTTCGGCGTGGTGGATGAACAGCGCGTGAAGGACGCTTTACGTACCATGCCTTATAGTGACGGCGGGAAGCGTTGTGATTCTTTCCAGTCGTTTGAGGAAGCTATGGGCTATGGCCTGTGTCGTGGCTGTTGGGTCGCTAGTAGGCGTTTGCGTTGTGATTTTCTTGAGTTGTTGGGTTGGGTTTGGCTTGATACGATGCGTGATCCGCGTCTGCTTGTTAAGAGTTGGGAGCGTACTGGCGTGGCTGGTTTGGTGAATCATTTCCGTTGGGCTTGCTTG